CACTGCATGGACACCATCGAGCTGGCGAAAAGGCTCATCTCCGGAGAAGAACGCCAGAGCATCACGTCGGCGAGCATCATCACTTGGGGCGGAAGATGCGAGGATCCGCAGGGAGCCTGCGACGACACGATGGCGTGTCTTCGAGGTCTCGCACGGGCCGACACCGAGACGAGGAACGCCTTCTGGTGCCGCCCCGGCAGTTCGGGATGCGCGGCAGATCTCGACCCCATCTGCAAGCAGTACCTACGGATTCCCGAGTCATCCCCAGAAGAACCGGTGGCCGCTCAGGAGCCTTTGGTGGTGCCCTCGGGCGAAAGCTCTTGACCTGGTACCCGTAGCAGGTAGGATGGATTTTTGGTTCCTGCGATCGGTGAGCCCAACATCGGTCTTGCAGGACGAGACCGAGTGTGGTACGTTGCTCTTGACGTGAGCCCGTCAAGGGTTCCGGAGCAGGGTACCAAGGCGGGGAGCAATCCCCCGCCCAACGGCGCTCCCCGCGCGCCTCGACGCCCTAGCGTCGACTCGTTCTCGACCCTGCAACCCGGTTGGGCCCCTTGACGGGCTCTCGTCTATTTTGCCCCCGCAGGAGCCTGGAGGTGGAACGTGCAGGCAGGCTCCGATCAGTTCATCCTCAAGGACTTCGCCTTCTACGACTCGATGGCCACGGCTGTCGTTGGAGTAGGAACCATTGCCGTCTACGAGGTGCTTCGGCGGAACGTGTGGAGGAAGGGAAACACTGGCGGACGGCAGCTCCGAATCGCCATCAAGACCGGAGTCCTCGCGTCCTGCGTCACCCTGGCCAAACTCTCCCTCTACACCGGCATCTCAGTCCGTCAGATCCATCGACACCTCAACCACCTTCGAGACCTTGGATGGGTGAAGGACGTCACCGAGGCGAGCGATGGTCGAGCGATCGTCTTCGAGATGGGCGAGACCGGGCCGGATGGCGCGGAGCGCTACCTCGCTGACGAAGACGTGGCGAACCTCTGGGAGTACATCTCCCAGGACGCCGAGGCTCAGGGGTGGGATCGCCCTCTCGACATCCTGTGTGCGGAGCGCTTCGCGATCGCCTCGAAGTGGTTCGACCGACCTTCTCGAAGGCCCGCTGTCCTACCAGCCTTGCCAGACAGTCCGAAGAGCCCCGCCACCGTGGCAGACCCCCCATGCCAAAACGGCAGGGGTCCCCTGCCTGTCAGTCCTCCAGAATATATAGATCCGAACATACATAACAGCATAGAAAGGTCCGAGGAATACACGTCGCGCGCATACGCGCGTGACGTGCGTGAGAGTTCGTGCTCGACGGGTGTGGAACATCGTCCAGATCGGTCCGATCAGGACGCAGGCGTCGAGCAAGATCTCGAAGAAGAAAGCGGCGAGATTGCTATTGACGCCCACCTTGAGGCGAACGATACTGGACCAACGACCTTGGCCCGGCGCCTCGCGGCGGCGGACCGCGAAGCCGAGAGCGCCGTGGAGAAGAACAGGACGCAGAAGATCGAGAACGAGCGCCGCCTCCGCACGAAGGAGGCCAAGGCTAAGAACTTCTCCGGACGCCCTGTGGAGCAGTCATTGCACAAGGATCTTCAGAAGTTGTGGTCGGTCTGGTACGACGTCATCACCGAGACCAACGCTCCTCCAGCCTCGTGGCTTGCGAAGGACGGGGACGTGGCCGGACGGCAGCAGGCCACCAAACTCTTGAAGATGTACGGTTGTGATCGCACCGTACAAGCCGTATCCTATGTGGTAAGGAACTGGGAGGTCATCGGGAAGAGGTTCTTCAAGCAGGTCCCAGGGGTACCGTCGCTGGGAATGGTGCTCAGGTTCCACGAGGTGTTGTTCAGGGAAGCGCCCCGGTGGGGTCAGCATCAAGAGGTTCTGGAGGAGTGGGAGAAGTGGTGGAAGGACAATCCGGCGGCGGCATACGCTCCGGATGATCTCCAGGCTCGACACGACACGGCGTCGAGCGAGCTTTCGGCTCTGGGCCTGGGGACCTGAACATGACTCCCGGAGGCAACCATGGCCGACACAGCACTGTTCAGGCGTCCGCTGGTCAAGGCGGACCTGATCCGCATGAACCTTCCCGAAGAGCACTGGTACGCTCGGGTCGATCAGCTCTCGGATGCGTCGCGACCTGTCGTGGAGCGGTACGTCCTCAGCCTGGACCGTCGGTTGGCTCGTGCCGACGGGTTGTACGTCTACGGGCCGACCGGGGTTGGCAAGACGACGCTCGTGTCGGTGCTGGCCAAGGAAGCGCGGGCTCACGGCTACACCGTGCTCTTCGTCCGGGTGTGGGAGCTACGAGAGTTGATCCGTTCGAGGGTCGACTTCGACGACGAGACCACCATGGTCGGGCGGGCGCGGGATGTCGACTTCCTCGTGCTCGACGATCTTCGGGAAGACGACTCCAGGGAGAAGTTTTTCACGCTCTCGGAGATCACCGCGCTCATCAAGGACCGTCGCGAGCGCCGACGTGTTACCCTGGTCACCTCCAGCGTGGGCCCCAGGGAGCTGGCGGAGAAGCCGTGGCGTGTGTTCCGAGAGGTGACGGAAGGGGTGCTGGTGCGATTCGGTCTGGAGGGTCCGAACTACCTCGCACTCCGCCGACCGGAGCAGGAGCAAGCCGTCCTCGGGAAGTGACCGTCGAGTCGAGGGCGTCCCATGCTTGATCTGCTCTTCGTAGCCGCGATCGTCCGTGACGGTAGGGACGCCGTCTTCGAGGCCATCAAACGTGGCGTAACCGTTGACTATTTGAGCGGCGAGGGCGCGATCGCCTACCAGTTCGTCCTCGACTACGTGAAGCAGTTCCCGGACGCTCCTGGTGCGGTTGCGGTCGCAGGTTCGACGAACATCACGCTGCCCCCTCCACTGCCCGAGACGTCGGACTACATCATCGAGGAGATCAGGAAGCGACGGCTCCACGATGAGCTTGGGAAGTCCCTCAACGCCATCGTCTCTCATCGAGAGCAGCGGCACCCCCTGGAGGCGTACCAGGAGTTCGAGGAGCAGGTCCGGAGGCTGCGCCTGATGAACCTGGGCGGCACCAGGACGGTGCCCATGATCTCCCTGGCCGACCCCTTCCTCCAGCACTACGCCGATCTGAAGGCGGGGAAGACGGGCATCCTGACGCCCTGGCCCTCCGTCAACGACGCTACGGTCGGGTTGTGGCCCGAGGACCTGGTGCTCTACGTCGCTCGGCTGGCGGTCGGGAAGACCTGGATTCTCATCGTCATGGCGAACCACGCCTGGGTGAACGGCCACCGGGTGCTCTTCGTCACGACGGAGATGAGCCAGATTCAGATCATGCAGCGGTGGGTTGGAGTCCACTTCAAGCTCCCCTACAACGACCTTCGGAAAGGGCGCCTGGGCGTGTTCCCTGAGCAGGTCATGAGGGATGGTCTCACGAAGCTGTCGTCGGATGATCGCCTTCGCATCATCGGTGGGGAGTTCGACTTCCGAATCGAGAGCATTGAGGCTGCGATCGAGGAGTGCCAGCCCGAGGTCGTCTTCATCGACGGCGCCTACCTGCTGAAGACCCCTGGGGAGGGGCGCATCGAGCGAGCAGCGGCGGTCTTCGACGAGCTGAAGCGGAGCGCGAAGCGGAATCACCTTCCGGTCGTGACCTCCACGCAGTTCAACAGGCAGATGAAGGTCAACAACGCGAACACGGCCAGTGCGGACAAGATTGCGCTCACCGACAACGCTGGCTGGAACGCCTCGCTCGTCTACGGGCTCATCAGGACCGAGGACATGGTTAGGGATCGGCGCATCATCCACAGGCCGATCAAGTTCCGCGAGGGCGAGGGGAGGGACGTCGAGTGCTGGTTCGACTTCGATCGGATGTGCTTCGACGAGCTACCCCAGGGCCCCGCAGGCGCGGGCGCTGGCGTGGGTCCCGCTGGCGGAGGGCCTGTTGGTGGCGGTGGGGCTCCGGACGACGACCCCTACGGGACGGGGCTCCTCTTCTCGAAGGGGGATGCGGACGGTAAGAACGGCCCAGACGTGCCGTTCTGAGGGTCACCATGGCGAAGAAAAAGCCCCCGGTCGTACCTGTCCTCGTGAAGCACTGCGCGCTCGCTGTCTACAAGAGCGGGGATGTGAAAGGGTCGATTCTCCAGAAGGTCTACCAGTCGATGCTGATCGCTCGTAGCCGCCTCACTGAATACGGGTTCTTGAAGAAGGGGTCCGAGAAGGGGGGCATCGAGACCATCAAGCTCACTGGGAAGGGCCTTCGTCGAGAGGCCGAGCACCAGCGGGAGAAGGGGGGAGTCGAGAAGACCGCGCTGTGGGATCAGCTCTACACGCTCCTTGAGGCGGCGTCTCCCGAGGAGGGGCTGAAGGCTGCGGAGATCGAGGGGGCCGAGGAGAAGTCCGCCACCGAGTCGGTCGCGCCGAAGCCTGTGGCGGTAGATCCGAGAGCGGTGCGGGAAGCCCAGCGGCTCCACAGGCTGGCGAAGGCCGCGAAGTCCGCTGCGAAGCCGAGGGCGAAGCGGCTTCGTCGGGCGACGATGAAGAAGGCGAAGAAGGCGAAGAAGCCGACGAGAAGACGAGGGTGATGGACGATGGACATGGGGCAGATCTCGGCGTTTCTCCACCTGTTGCGGTGTCGACAGTCATCGGTGTCTGTGAAGTGGGTTCGGGCGACGTGTCCTCTGGCGTACAGGCACTCAAGCGGGGCCGACAAGCACCCCTCTTTCGCCATCAGCATCAACCCCGGGGACGCGAGCAACTACAGGTGCCTTGCCTGTGGGTCCTCCGGGACGCTCATCTCTCTGCTCTGGCGTCTTGATGCTGACGGGCGTCCTGTCCCGAGGGGAGCTTTCGAGTTCCTTCAGAAGCACAATCAGCTCGACGTCGACAAGATCGCGGATGCTCCTCCTCCCGCCCCGGACGACTTTCGTGGGCGCGTGAAGGCGTCCAACGAGTACTTCTCCCCGTCAACACGGGTGAGCACTTTCGTGCATCCCGACGACGAGCCACAGGCGAGCGTTCCCGAAGAGGTGCTTCGGTCGATGGTGTCGGCGTTGTCCTCCCAGGCCACCGTGCTGGACTACCTGATGCGGGATCCCGTTCCAACCCTAAAGCAAGTGGGGCGCCGACTGACCAAGGCGACCATCGTCGAGTGGGAGCTGGGGTGGCACCCCATCGAGCGGCGCATCTGCATTCCGATCCGGGCCGTGGACGGAAAGCTCGTCGCGATCAGCGGGAGGCTTTTCGAGGAGTCGTCGCACAGCCCGAAGTACCTCCACTCGAAGTTCAAGCGGGACCGGGTGCTCTTCGGGGAGCATAGGCACGATCCGACGCTGAGAGCCGGGTATCTCTTCGAGGGGTTCTTTCACGTCATCTACTCCTGGCAGGTCGGGTATCGCAACGTCCTCGCGCGCATGGGCACGCACCTGAGCCGTCAGCAGGCGGACCGGCTTGTCGAGTGGTTCGACCACCTCATCATCGTTCCGGACGGGGACAAGGCGGGCCTGGAGTCAGCGGACCGGGTGAAGGAGACCCTGGAGGGGCGCATCGCGAGGGTAGACATAGCGCCCATGCTCAAGGGGAAGGACGCGGACGGGCTTCCTCCAGACACGCTTCGGGCTGTGATGGGCCCTCCTTTTTGAGATTGACAACGCCGTTTGTATCGGGTACGTTCAGAATCGCCCTGTGGGCTATTAGCGGTCCGTGTGGACCAGGAGGACAGCATGACCGTTCGCACCAATGCCATCCAGATCTGTGATCGCTGCCTGAAGCCTTTCCAGGAGAAGACGCTGAAGGCTGGGGACGAGGTCCCCGCACTCAAGCAGTTCGGAATCACCATCATGCAGTCGACCGGGACGACCAAGGATGTCGAGAAGACCGCGAAGGTTCTCTTGGTCTTCGAGGACATCTGTCCGTCGTGTCAGAGCGCGGTCGAGGGGCTCATCGGCCGCATCCGGCTCGACGGCGGGGATGGGCGGGGGAGGAAGTCCGACGCGAAGAACGGGGGCCGGAAGCGAGCCCCGAAGACCGAGAAGGCCCCGGAGACCCCGGCCGAGCCCCCGAAGACCGAAGGGAGCGTCGAGGCCCCAGGGGAGGGTGCGGCGGCAGGGCGCGAGTCGGCGGAGGCGCCCATCGTGAAGGCCGAGGTATCGGCGGAGCCCCCGTCGGCGCCCCCTGCCAAGGAAAGCTCGGAAGCTACTTCCGGCGCGCTTCCCGAGGGTGCGGTGCGTGACGAGGCCACCGGGGATGTCTACGACACGAGGACCGGCGAGGTGCTCTCGCGGGGTTCCTCGTCCAAGATGCCGTTCTGATCGTGTGATCGACACGGGTCGTGTGACCCATCAAGGTCCGAAGGACCAGGAGGAAGACCATGCCGCAAGGAGGTTCGTGGTACGAGCAAGGGTTCGATGGAGTCGACCAGGAGCAGCGTCGGCTCGAAGAGATGCAGGGTCCGGGGCGCATCTGGATCCCGCCGGGGGCGGCGAAGGAACTCGTCATAATCGACGATGAGCCGGTGTGCTTGCACGAGCACAACCCGAAGATGAACGGGAGCTACCGCAACTGGTTCACCTGCCTCCAGGGGGTGAGCGACGAGGTGGTGTGCTGCCAGGTCCTGGGCCCGCAGAGCCGGTACTACTGCGGGTACCTCACCGTGGTGGACTGCACGGAGTGGGTCGACGGCAAGGGCAACAAGCACCAGTTCGAGATGAGGCTCCTCCAGCTCAAGCTCAAGAGCCTCAAGAAGTTGCGCCGCAAGAAGGAGGACAAGGGCGCTCTCGTCGGCACCATGTGGAAGTTTCTCCGTGAGGATGACAGCTCCCCCATCTGCGGTGACGACTGGTCGCACATGCGAGACGTGGATGTCGCGAAGATGTTCTCGTACGTGACCTACCGGGGCAAGAAGCTGTCGCAGCTCTGGGACGATGCCGAGAGCAACGCCGAGGCCATGGCGAAGATCAAGCGCACCTTCCAGATCGACTCCGGGGAGGACGGCAAGTTGCCGCGCATCGTGCCCGCCTTCAACTACTTCCAGGTGCTCCAGCCGAAGGCTCCGAAGGACCTGCGGCTCCAGCTCGTCGGGGTGGAGAAGGACGACGACGACGACAAAACGAAGAAGGGGTCGTCTTCGGGCGGCGGCGGCGGGTCCGTGAAGGCGGAAGACGTGCCCTTCTAGTCTGCTCTTGACCTCTCCTTTCTATGTGGTAAGATTTCACCATGACGGAACCAGCGACCAATGGTCGTAACCCTCGGTTGCAGTTCGTTCGGTGGTACCGAAGCGAGCGTCGTCTGGACGTCTTGTTCGACGACTCCGGGACAGAGCGGCTCATCAAGTTCACCTGGCAGGGCACTGACAGCGTTCCGGGCAACTGGCTGGAGGCTACGAGGGAAGAGGCGGTCTACCAGCGCAACCAAGAGGCTCTCCGGGCCATCAGGGGGCTCACCCCAGGAGACCTCGGCGGATGAAGGTCACTGTCGACTCCTATGCGTGGCTTCCCAGGGCCGAGCTGACGCCGGATCAGATCGTAAGCCTGAAGCACACCCTCACGGTCGTACCGATCAAGGTCGGGGACCATCCAGGCGAGGATCCGGAGCCCATCCCGTTGTATCAGGACGTCGGCGAATTCCTCGGCATCCCCAGGGAGTTCTATTTCTCGCACCGTCGCCCCACGGTTCACGAGACCGTTCTGAAGGTCACGAAGGGGGCGCTCGATGACTGGTCTCCGGTCAAGTTTTCCGGGGACCTGCGTCCGGAGCAGCGGTCTGCGGTTCAGGAGGTCGCGACCATGTTCCGCTCGGGTACGCTTGGAGGCATCATCCAGGCAAAGCCGGGTTGGGGGAAGACAGTTGCCGCCCTAGCACTCGCGGCAGAGCTGTCGGTTCCGACGCTCGTCGTGGTCCACAAGGAGTTCCTGATGGACCAGTGGAAGGAGCGCATCAAGACCTTCCTGCCCGGCGCCAGCATCGGGCACGTTCAACAGGATATGTGTGACTTCCACGGGCGCACGGTGGTGATGGGGATGGTCCACTCGCTCGCAGGCGCGCGATACCCTGCGGACTTCTACGAGTGGCCTGGGCTCATCATCATTGACGAGGTCCATCGCATCGGGGCCTACACGTGGGCCCCGGTTCCAGCGAGGTTCCGGGCACGGTGGCGGCTCGGGTTCACGGCTACCCCGCGTAGGAAGGACGGCGCCGACGATGTGTTCTGGCACCACATCGGTCCCATCCTGTTCGCCGGGAAGGAAGAGCGCCTCAAGCCGACGATCAAGCGGGTGTGGACAAACTTCAAGCTGGTGCAGACAGACCGGTTCAACCCCAACCTCGCTCCGAGGCACCTCGTGATCAGGTTCCTGTGCGCGAGTCGGCACAGGAACGATGGGATCGTCGACCAGATCGTGCAGGCTCTGGCGAAGGGTCGAAAGTGTCTGGTGTTGAGCGAGCGCCTGGAGCACCTGGAACGCTTGGAGGCCCGGCTCTCGGCTGTCTGGCCTATGGAGTATGGGGCGCCTCCTACGGTCGGACACTACGTTGGAGGACGGACGAAGGGGCAGCTCGACGAATCCGCCAAGGCCAGGGTCATCATGGCGACGATCCAGTACGCCGCCGAAGGTCTCGACATCCCCGAGCTTGACACCCTGTTCCTCACGACACCGATGAGCGATGTCGAGCAGGCTATCGGTCGCATCCTTCGTCCTGTGGAGGGGAAGCGCCCTCCCATCGTAGTGGACTTCCGAGACGATGCTGTCCCTATGCTCGAAGCCTCCAGCAAGGCTCGGGATAGATACTACCGGAGGGCCTTCTGATGGACTCGAAGGACCACAACGAGAAGCGTCGGAGTCGCTACGCTGGTGATTCAGAGTATCGGGAGAAGGTTCGGGGCTGGAACGACTCGGGGCGGCTTCGGGCGAAGGCAGCGGAGCGAGGGGCAGTCAAGATTCGACCTTCGAGCGGGTCCTGGAAGACGGTCGAGATCGAGATCGATGGTGTCCTCACGAGGGTGTTCACGGTCGGCGCGCTGGCGCGGGCGATCGGGAAGGGGGTGTCGACGATTCGGATGTGGGAGCGCAACGGGGTGCTTCCCGAGACGCCCTATCGGTCCTCGAAGGGGGACAGGCTTTACACCCTGGAGATGGTCGAGGCGGTCCGGGAGGCGATGCGGAAGTCAGGCAAGCTCAAGGAGTCGCTTCTGACTCCGAAGACAAAGCCTCCTTTCGTCGTTCGGAAGGTCCGTTTCTCAGGAGCCGAGCCGATCGAGATGAGGCTCTACAAGGTCGGGTCGCTCGCCAAGGCCGCGAACAGGACGGTGGTGGCTCTCTGCCTGATGGAGAAGCGGGGGGTGCTTCCGAAGACGCCGCTGATGGCGTCCGGGCTCAAGTACAGGCTCTACACGGTGGAGATGATCGAGGTGGTGCAGAAGGCGTTCGAGAAGAGGGGGAACCGAGTCCGGGGGAGGGAGGACTGGCTCGGGTTCTACGAAGAGGTGGTGCGCGAGTGGACGAGTCTCGGGGTAATGGACGCGAGGGTTGAAGATGAAGACGAAGGTGATTCCGGAAGAAGCGGTCCCTCCGATCACGGATGAGGATCGGCTGGAGCAAGATCATCGGGAGTTTGAAGAGATCCTGGTGGATGGCCCAGTGGTGTGCGCTCCGATCGTGCTGACGGTCACGCGCCAATACAAGCATGGGGGAGAGAAGGTCGAGGACGACGAGGTTCTGGCGGACGACACGCTGGAGGTACTGGATTTTCACGTACCCCCGGGCGAGGTCGATGTTCGGGTAGGGGTCACGAAGAACCTGGGCAACTACGAGTCGGTCCACGTTTCTGTCGGACTCAGGGTTCCCTGCTATCGAGAGGAGGCTGTGGAAGCCTTCAACCATGCCAGGGAGTTCGTGACGAAGCGGGTCCAGGACGAGATCACGAGTGCCATCGAGGCGGCGAAGACCAAGGGCGTGAAGGCGCTCTTCTGAGGAGACCACATGGGAGAACGCTTCGACAGGCTCCTTGCGAGCAAGCTCGTCGCGGACATGCGTAAGGCGCACGGGGAGTCCATCATCGTGGCTGCGAGGGACTATCGCATCCAGCGGGTGCCGCGCGTCAAGACCGGCATCTTCATGCTCGACTACGCCCTGGGTGGGGGCTTCCCGGCCGGGCGAACCAACATCGTCTGGGGCGGGAAGTCGACCGGCAAGTCGGACATCTGCACTCGCGCGCTCGCGAACGCTCAGATGCTGTGCTCGAACTGCTACAAGGTACTCCCCGCGTTCGCCAGCTTCGTGGTCGCGGACGCGGATGGGGTGATGGACGTGTGCTCCTGCGACGAGCCCAGGGACCACGTCTGCGCCTACATCGACGTCGAGGGCACCTGGGACCAGGAGTGGGCCCGGAACCACGGGGTCAACACCGACACGGTCCTGCTCTCTGTTCCGGAGTACGCCGAGCAGACCTTGGACATCGCCGAAGGGCTCCTCTTGTCGGGCGAGGTCGACTTCCTGGTGATCGACTCCCTGGCGTTCTTGACCCCTGCGAAGGAGATCGAGGAGAGCACCGCGAAAGCTCTCCAGGCAGAGCAGGCTCGCGTCCTCGGGAGAGGCATCAGGAAGTTCGGCGCCGCGCTCAACAAGTTGGGGAACCAGACCGGTCGACGCCCCACGCTGTTGTTCACGAATCAGATCAGGATGAAGGTCGGGCTTCTCTTCGGGAACCCCGAGACGCAGCCCGGGGGGAACGCCCCAGGGTTCTCCGCCACGACGGAGACGAAGACGTACGGTGGCAAGTATCAGATGGATGACGTGACCGGAAGACCGATCCACGTCGATCTCGACTTTCGGGTGGAGAAGAACAAGTCGGCTGGGGCGCACATCGAGGGGTCGTGGCGTCTGATGTTGAGCGACGGCGAGCTGAAGAAGAAGGGCGAGGTCTACGACGAGCCCGCTCTGGTCGATAAGGCGCTGGCGCTCGGGCTCATCGAGAAGGTCAACAACAGCAACTGGAAATGCCTGGGAGAGAGCCACAGGTCGAAGTCCGCGATCGTTCAGATGCTGGCGAAGGATCCGGCAGCGAAGCAAGTGTTCACGCGAGCGATGCTGAAGGTTCTGCTGGTGGACTGAAGGGGCCGACGCCCCGAGTTTTCGCGGATCGCAACTACGAGCGCTCGAAGCGATCGACGCGCCACGAACGACGTGTAGCTCAGAAGCTGGGAGCGAAGCGCCTCCCTCGTTCCGGAGGGAGGCCCTGGTCCAAGTACGACTCGACCACGGACGGCGGCGACCTGACCAGCCCCGTGTTGCACGTGGAACACAAGAGGGTAGAGCCGAAGACCAAGTCGATCAGGATCCCCAGGGAGTGGCTGTCGAAGGTCTCCGAGGGCGCCAGACGCCGGTTGAAGGTGCCTGCTATCGTCGTCACCTTTGAGGACGCTCAGGGGTATGAGGCGGACTGGCTGATGGTTCCCCTGGACACGGCGAAGCGCTTGATGGACGTCCAGTTGTCGGAGGAGGCTGATGAAGATCGGGGCGAGAGACCTTGAGCGACTCCGTGAGAACCTCACCATTTCCGCGCTCGGGAGGGTGCGGTTGATCGTCGAGTCGGAGGAGGGAAAGCTCTCCATCCAGATGGAGTGCATTTCGTGTGAGGAGCTGTTAGAGTGGGACTCCAAGAAGAGGTGGTGGGCGTGTCCGGCGTGTCGACAGGAAACCACTGAGCAGGAGGCCGGGGACCTTTTCTCGGAGTGCCACCGGGCGCTCGGGATCGTGATGGATGGACGGACGACGGATGATGGCAAAGGAGCTGGACGATGGGCCGATCGGCTGCGGGGTCTGATGGGGAGCTGAAGCCCCTGATTCGTAGGGCCCTCCGGAGCGTCAGAGAGACGCATCCATTGAACGCCAACGTAGCTGCGGACGCGCCGGGAGGGATGATCCGCATCTCCGCCTTCGCGGGCCTCTGCGCGCGTGAGGAGGTGCTCTGTTCGGCTGGGAGGCTCAATCTCGTCCGGAAGGAGGCCATCGAGCCTGACGTCGGGACGTACTTCGAGCACGGGAACGGTCTGCACTGGGTAATTCAGAATCGAATCCTCCCGGACACCGGAGTCATTCGAGGGCGGTGGTTGTGCGGCCACTGCGGGGAGTACTACGGCGGGTACAAGGCGTGGATAGTCGACGCCGACGGGCCCAAGAAGAACAAGGAAGTGCTGCACGCCGCGCAGCAGCCTCGTTTCAAGACCTGTCCCTCCTGCGACGCCCCGATGACCTCGGCGTCCAGCATGTACTCCGAGCAGCTCATCTACGACCCGACGTATCGCTTGACTGGACACCCTGACGGGTTCCTGTGGATTGAGTCTCTTCCGGGTCTCGGTCTCCTGGAGGTCAAGAGCATCAACCCCAAGGGCGCGTGGGAGGTTCGGGGGTGCCCGAAGTTGGACCACGTCGTCCAGGCGCAGTGCTATATGTGGCTCACCGGTTGTCGTTGGGCGAAGATCCTCTACTGGGACAAGGCCGGTCAGGGGATGTCTTCGTTCATCGAGCACCTCATCGAGTATGACGAGGACCACGTCGATGCGATCCGAAATCTCCTCCAGGCGATCTGGGAGGGTGTGAAGGGGGAGGGCATCCCGGAGCGCATCTGTGAGTCCTCCGTGTGCTCCCGCGCGAAGTTGTGCTCCGTGGCGAAACCCTGCTTCGAGGAGGTTCGATGATGTCGGACGAAGCGACCCTCAAGGAGACTCAGGAGAAGGCCCCAGATCCAGCGCCGCCCCAGGAAGGCTTCCCCCCACTGATTGTGGACCCCAATCGGCTCTTTCCCCTTCCGCAGTCGATGTGGGACGCGCACTGCGACCACTGCGATAAGCGGCAGTCCCGATGGCTGTTCGTGCCCGTCGAGATGGGTCCTCCGATCGAAATCAACGTGCCCGGTTCGACACGGGCGGCTGGGCACGTGATCTGTTCGCTGTGCTGGCTCTACGAGTCCGAGTGGGGGCTCAAGCGTCGAGAGCACATCGACGCCTACATCCGTGAGGTCGAGCTTGAGAGCAAGGCCGTCTTCGCCAGGGCGGAGGACGGTCGGTTGTGGAGCTGTCGGGATGCGGATCGCATCATGGGCGCGATCGCCCTGACGTCCCGCATCTTCGTTCGCCACCACATGCAGATGCAGCTCCGGAAGCAGATGGGGGTGGGGAGCGGAGGGTCGGATGGGGAGTGACGTGTACATCCTCGGGGTCGACCCCGGCTTTGCGTCCTTCGGGTGGTGTATCGTTCAGCTCCTTCCTCAAGGGGAGGAGGTGATGAAGGTGGACGTCGTCCGGACCGAGAAGTCCTCGAAGAAGAAGAACGTGAAGGCGTCGGACGACGACTTCCACCGGTCTCAGGAGATCGCCAAGGTGCTCCATGCCACCGTGGAGAAGTGGAAGCCGAGGGCCGTTGCCGCCGAAGCGATGTCTTTCACCCGGAATGCCAGCTCTGCGGCCAAGGTCGCGAGGGTGTGGGGGGTGCTCGCAGACCTGTGTCTCGTTCACAATCTTCCGATGGTTCAGGCCAGCCCGCAGGAGATCAAGAAGGTTCTCTGCTCGGACAAGTCCGCGACGAAGGAGCAGGTGCAGGAGGCGTTGGAAGGACGCTACCAGCGCGACTTCCTGCTGTTCACCCAGCAGGTCCCGAAGGGCCAGTGGGAGCACGGGTTCGACGCGGCTGGGGCTGTGGTGGCGTGCTTGGACACCGACGTGCTCAGGATGGCTCGTCGGATGGGCGGGTCATGAGGGGTATCAACAAGATGATCATCTCGGGGAACGTGTCGGGGGACATCAACTTCTCCGAGCTGCCTGGAGGGGACCCAGCGCTTTCGTTCGCGTTGGCCTCGGATCGGCGCGATGGCGGTGGGGGTCAGGTGACGGTGTGGGCCCGCGTGAACGTATACATCATCCCCCTGATCGACATCTGCCGGATTCGATTGAAGAAAGGGGGCTACGTCCTCATCGATGGGGAGCTGATGAACCGGGAAGGTGTGCATGGGAAGCTCACCGAAATTCGAGCCCGGGAGATCATCTTCCTGGATCCGGCATCGTTTGGGAGAGGAGATCGGGATGGCACTAAGCGGAGTAGGGCTAACAGCGACTGACATCCCCGGGTCGGAGACCTGGAGCGACAAGGTTCGGCGTCGCGCTCGAACCCTGATTCGGACGATCGACAAGGGGTACATGGAGCTGGGGGAGTTGCTTTACACGGTGCATGACACTCCGGTCGACGGGAATCCCAACAACCCGTCGGTCTGCGTGTCGTGGGGGTACTCAGGCTTCGCGGACTGGGCCACGAAGGAGCTTTCACTCCATCGACGGAAGGCTGAGAGGCTTCGGCGCATCTGGTGGGAGCTGGAGGTGCGTCTTGCTGGTCAGCTCTCGACCGCGATCAAGCAGCGCATCGTGGAGCTGGGGTGGTCGAAGGTTCGAGAGATCGTGCGTGTGTTGTCAGGCGAGAACGCGGAGCAGTGGGTCGAGATGGCTGAGAACCTCACGCACCCGGAGTTGTGCGCCGCCATTCGACAGGCGCTGATCGATCAGGAGAAGAAGGATCAGGCCGAGGCTGTCGGGTCGGAGGACGAAGACGATGAGGAGGGCGGGTACCCGAACCCTCCAGAGGACATCGATCGGTTCAAGTGGAAGAATTTTCACCTGACTCCGGAACAGCGTGAGAACGTGAGGATGGCGATCGAGCGGGCGAAGGAGATGGCAAGCTCGACCAAGGAGGGCCACTGCCTCGACCTCATTTGCACCGACTTTCTAGCTACGAACGACTTTCGGAAAGCCGACGACCCCGAGACCCCTCTGCGGTTTCTGGTGAAGTTCGAGCGCCTCATGGGGCGTCGTATCGTGATCGTGGATCCCGAGACCTGGACGATCGAGTACGGGATCGACGCTCTGCAACGTGTCGCGGACGCGCGAGACAAGAAAGGGGATTAGAAGTGACGCTCGCACTGCCGGTTCATCCGGACACCATCCATGAGGAGCTGATCAGCATCGACAAGATCGTTGCGAAGTGGAAGGCGCGGGTGAATGAAGGCATCCCGTGCATCGACCTTCCAGGGCCGGACGCCGAGGAGGCTCTCGACAACTTCCTTCGGGAGTTTTCGGGGGAGCTGCTCCTGGTCGCCGGAAAGGCTCACAACCTGGCGATCGTCTTGGCCGAACGATGAGTGCCGACGCCACAGCGACTCCTTCCTCGCACTTCGAGGAGATCGAGACAGACCTCCTGGAGAACAACGCCTGGAACCCAAACGTCATGGCTCAGGGGGAATTCGATCGTCTCGTCGAAGAGATCCAGACCGTGGGGTTCATCGATCCCATTCAGGTCGTCCCGCTTGGGGGGCCTGAGACCGGGAAGTACCGGATCATCGGAGGAGAGCATCGAGCGGCGGCGGCTCGGGAGCTGAAGCTGCCCAAGGTTCCTGCGATGGTTCTGGACGGTCCTCGGTGGCAGGACGAGGACCTTCAACAGCTCGTGACCGTCCGGCTGAACGTGCTGCACGGAAAGCTCAACCCCGAGAAGATGGCGGTTCTCTATAACCGCATGGCGACGAAGTACGGCGAGGAGGCGCTTCAGAAACTATTCGCGTTCACGGACCAGCACGGTTGGGAGAAGATGCTGTCCCAGATCAAGCACGGGCTGGTGAAGGCGGGGATACCCAAGGAGAAGCGCAAGGAGTTCGACGAGAAGGCCAAGGAGGCTCGGACGCTCCACGATCTGGAGCGCATTCTGAACGAGCTGTGGTCGAGCTACGGCGACACCATGAAGCTGTCGTTCATGATCTTCACCTTCGGGAAGCGCGAGCACATCTACATCCAGGCGGACAAGAAGACGCGGGACGCGATGCGGCGGGTGGCGAGCTACTGCAAGGCCCGCTCGAAGGACATCAACACGGTCCTGGGACCGACCATCATCGCTCTGGCGGACGTCCTCAAGCAGAAGGAGGCTGAGGAGCAGGCGGCTGGGAAGGAGGTCAAGCCCCCGGGGCCTGAACAGGACGACGTTGAGTTTTGATCCCCTCCGGTTGTAGAACTAGGGTGGGCCCGGAGACCATCATGATGCAGCAGACCGCGCTACGCTTGACCGAGCAGGACGTCCCGAAGAAGAACATCAACGCCTCGAAGTTGGTGCCGGTCTTCGACTGGGACGACAAGGTCATCTGGGTATTCGTGAAGCAAGCCGGTGGCGGGGTTCTCGGCCCCGTAGAGGTCGCGCACAGCAAGATCGACTCCTACGCCGGAAAGCTCTCTTGGCCTTCGCAGGAGATGTGGTACAGCGGCAAGATCGACCCGACCAGCTACTCGGGGCCGCAGGACATCCTTCCCATCACCTGGACACCTGGGGAGCCCTTCCCGAAGGAGGTTCCCGCGAAGGCCCCCTCGACGTGGGCTGTGAAGATGGTGTTCCAGCCGGTGGCGGCGTCCCCCGAAGAGGTCGAGATCGCCCACAAGGTGCTGCCGAAGGCGGCGTCGCACGACTTCGAGGGATCCCTGCCCCTCACCCCAGGGGAGCTGGAAGATACCGGCAAGACGGACGCGAACGGCTTCCCGGTGTGGAAGGACAAGACGACCGGAGAGAAGTTGTCGCTCCTCCCAGGCGACAAGCTCGCGATCTGGTCTGCGGCCGAGCACAAGTACCACTACGTCATGAAGACCGAGTCGGGGTGGTCCATCGATTTCACCCTTCCCTTCGCGGCTCCGGAGGACCTGGACGTCGAGAAGAAGGCGGTGCCGAAGGAGGTTCTGCCCAAGGACTTCGAGCTGCCCCCTGGATACGTCACCACCTACGCTTCTTCCCAGGTGGTGATGGCGAAGACGCCGAAGGGTACGGCGGTGAAGTGGCTCGACACGACCCACTCGTGGGTGTACATGGACACCCCCTGGCAGGCGCACAACCCGGGTGAGGAGGAGATCGACAAGGCTGCGAAGGTGGTGGCACCGGAGCCCAAGCCGGTGACGGTGTCGACGACTCCGGTAGCGCCTCAGCCTCCGGTCCCTCCACAGGCGCCTCCGCAGAAGGTCATCACGACGGTGGCCCCAGTCTCGAAGGCGCCCCAGGATCAGCCTGATCTGAAGTTGCCCGTAGGCTTCGAGCTACCAGCAGAGCACACGCTCACCAGCAGCACGCCGAAGGCGGTCTTCGTGAAAACTCCCGGCGGAGTCGCTGTGAAGTGGGTCGTGAAGCTGAGGTCCTGGTGGTACGTGGATCAACCCGGCAAGGAGTACAGGCCGGGCGAGGGTGGCGTAGGGGCGGTCATCACGCCTCCGGTGCAGTCGGCTCCCCCACCTCCGGTTCCTTCCGCGCCCGAGGTTCACGCGCCGCCCCCTGCGGCGAAGGTCGAGCCGCCAGCACCCCCTGAGCCCAAGCCCGCCATCATCCAGCCAGGGGCCCCTAAGAACCCGAAGGGTTTCGAGATCATCGGACCCCAGAATAAGCATGGGCTGTGGCCTATACAGCACACGGAGACCTACGACGACGGGAACTGGTTCGTGCATCAAGACGGGACGGTCTACCATTTCCATCCCGCCGCGATGGACTACAGCACCTGCAAGTACGGTCCGATGGGGTGGATCGAGGACAACAGCGTGCCCCTAGTCTCGGGCGCGTACTTCCAGATGAAGAAGTTTTACGGGCCGAATCCGAAGATCCCCGAGGGGTTCGTTCACTTCGGCTACGACGTCAACGGCCTCCTCCTGATTCAGAAGGGGTCTGCCCCGCCAGTCTCGTTGCTTCCGAACGGGTCCAGAGCGTGGTGGTTGGTCAAGGTTCAGCAGTACAAGCTGGAAGACGGCAGCTACCTGAAGCTGGACGACATCCTCGCTGGGAACTTCGGGAAGGCTGCGAAGGCAGTCACCGTGGCGGACATTCCGGAGGAGCCTCCGCACTGGTTGACCTACGTCGGGGAAGTGGACGCGAACGGGCTCCCGCTGGTCAACGAGTATTCTGACGATCCGGATGATGATGATCTTCTGAAGCGGCTCACACTTCTCCCGGACGAGCGCGTGGCGAAGTGGACCGGGGCGAAGTACCAACCGTTCAAGTACGTCGAGGTCACGCACACCATCAAGCCGGACAAGCAATCTTCGCTCCTGACCCCTGATGACGTCCTGGAGATGATGTCGACGCTCGGGCTGACGGTGAAGGACGGTCGATACTACAAGGTGCTCGACTCCAACAAGGTCTACGACCCCTCGTTTCCGGCGGGCTTCGAGCCGCTGAATCCAACGGATGGTGAGGTCGGGCTCGTTCCGGTGCGGCAGGTCTCCACGAACAAGAAGTTCTACATGCTTCCTGGGGACATGGTGGCGAGCGACCTCGACGGGGATCTCAAGAAGTTCGACGTTTTCGGTGTCACCCAGGACGGTCTCAAGCCGAAGTCCGAGTACCAGGGGTTGGGTTTCGGGCAGATCGCCATGATGACGAAGGGCCTCGATCCGAACCCGCCCAAGTACACGAGTATCACCAGCAAGACGGACAAGAATGGGTACCTCATGGTCCGGACTCGTCCGTCGGACCCGGATTCTTCGGACGAGCTTTCCCTCCTTCCGAACGGGGTCGTCGCGAAGTGGGAGCAGTCGAAGAAGAAGTACGTCGTGTGGGAGTGGGACGACGAGTTCAAGGACTTCGGTCCGGACGTCACGCGGTCCTACACGCTGAAGCAGGTCCTCACGTTGCAGGCGAAGAAGTTGCCTGGGATGCCGAAGGCTGTTCCAGCGGTGAAGCCGTCTCAGTCGGTGATGAAGGCGCCCGATCCGACACCGGCTCCTGACTACGCCATGCAGGACACCGGATCTCTGGACGAGAACGGCCACACGATCCAGAAGCACCTCCTGACTGGGGAGACGTACGTCCTCCTCCCGACGAGCCATCCTGTTCTCGGCATCTGGGTGAGCCAGACGAAGGCGTACAGGATGGTCGACTGGGACCCCGTAGCGAAGAAGTACAATCTCGCCTGGAAGGATGAGAAGCCAATTTGGTACCTCCCCGGGGACCCGGACGTCTTCGTAGGGGACGTCGAGAAGGGCGGGGTGAAGAAGGCCCAGAAGAAGCCTCCGTCAGCCGATCTGACGCCCTCTGACGACCTCGACCCGAACGGGTACAAGCAGAGCTACCACAAGAAGGGGGGCCCAGCGTCGATGGACCCTCTGATGGGTCCGTTCTCTCACCTTCCTGGTGGAAAGTTGGGGAAGTGGGTTCCGGATCAGCACTTCTATCAGCGAGTCTCTTTCAACTCCACGACAGGCTTGTACGAACCCCTTGTGGATCCGAAGACAGGGAACCAGGAATGGGTTGTTCCTTCAGGGATGATGAGCACGGTGGGATCGGTTCCATTGGGCGTTTTCTTCCCTGGGGAACTCCCCGAAGCCCTGGACAAGCTCGACGTCCCTCTTCATCGGGATGAGAACAACACCTCGGCAGTGACTCTACCTAATGGGCTGCTGCTCCGTGTACCGATCACGAACCCCAACGCGATCGAGCTGCTGACGAAGTCTGACAAAGGCTTCACGACTTTCGGGAAGCCCCTCACCAAGAAGGTGCTGTTGGGCTTGTTGGAGGCGCTCCCACTGAAGGACGCGCAGGCGCTGCACCCGCTCGGGAAGGCGGACCCGAATCAGTTGCCTCTCTTCGAGCCGAACAACATGCCGGGCATGACGCTCTCGTTACTTCCGAACGGGAAGTACGCTTTCTGGATCTCGCAGGACGCGACGTATGTGAGGTGGAGCCAGGACGACTATGGGAAGTGGGTTCCAACGCATCCCTGGGAGGTCTTCACGCTGAGTCAGGTCAAGGCCGTGTGGGCGGACGTCTCGGCGGTTGTGGTACCTGCGGAGGAGGATGAGAGCAAACTCATGCTCACTTACGAGCTGGACTTGAACGGGATCAAGAGGGTGAGGACCCCCTCGGATCATTATTTCTCCCAGCTCCCAAGCGGTACGGTTCTGCACTGGAACCCCTACGAGAGCTACTACGAGGTGATGACCTTCTCGACCGAGGAGGGGGCGTGGGTCGTCAAGACCCCGTTGCAGACCCTGTACCCAGTCGAGGCGAAGCTGGCCTTGTCGAATGACCCCTCGGCCTTGGAGGCGGTTGGGACCAAGGACTCGAACGGCTTCCCTAAGTACCAGGGCAAGGACAGCGACGATCGCTTCGTGAAGTTGCCCGACGGGCAGTTCGCCGAGTTCGAGAACTTGAGCGGGAAGTACATTCCCGTGACCTGGGAGGGGTCTTTCTGGAAGAGGTACTACGACAAGGCGTACACCGCGAATCAGGCTTTGACGCTTGGAAAGACAGTTCCGGAAGCACCTGAGCCGGTCAAGTCGGCCCCCATGACGGCCGATCCGGTGAAGCCTCCGGACTTCGACAAGGTGACTCCGCCAGGACCTCACGAGGCGGAGTTCGACAAGAACGGTCTGCCGGTGTTCATGACGGGCCAGGGTCTCAAGCTCTCCTGGCTCCCGAACGGCACGTTCGCCACCTGGGCGGCTGCGGCCAAGAGGTACTCCGTGCGAGAGCTGGTGAACGACACCTGGCTCCCCACGCATCCCACCGTGAAGTACACGCTGGACGAGGTCCTGATCATGGTCGAGACGCATGGTCCCTTCGCACCGAATGGGCCGAAGGCCATGTACAAGGGGAAGAAGGGCCCGATCCCGTTCCTCGGTCACCACGACGACCTCGGGCTCCCCGCGTACGAGTCGCACGACGCCGATGTCGACTTGCACCGTCTTCCCGACGGGACGTGGGTTCATTGGAACGACGACACAGGCAAGTACGAGATGGTCGAGCAGCAGGACGACGGCGCCTGGATCTTCCCGACGCCCATGAAGTTCTTCACCAAGAAGGACGTCCTCGACATGACCAACCAGGCGGTTCTGTCGAAAGCTCCGCCTGTCCAGACCCAACCACAAATCGTCGAGCCCCAGTCGAAGCCTTTGTCTCCGGACCATCCGGACATCCTTCCCGACCCGAACGGTCCCGACCCGAACGGGATCAAGACCTACATCCACAAGGACCAGCAGGCGTCGAAGTTCGCGACTCCCGTGGTCTGGCACCCGGGAAAGAAGGCGTTCTACTGCCTGGTCGGCAAGTCGTACGTCCTCGCGAAGTGGGTCAAGGGCGCTCAGAAAGGGGACTGGAACTTCTACTTCAACGAGGAGCTGACCCCCGACGAGATGAAGGCTGCGACGGCGGACTCTGACGCGCCTCCGTCCGGATTCGTCCCGCCTCCAGGGCTTCCGGCAGGAGTCGCGCCGCTGCTCGGTGGTGCTGGTGGGGGGACTCCTCTCAAGGACAAGCACGGGCTCATCTACTACACCAGCGAGAAGGTTCCTGGCTCACAGGTGCTGCTGCTCCCGAACGGTGAGTTTGTTACGGAGGTCGAGGACGAGCACACAAACATCACCTCCTATGTCGTCGTGAAGTTGAATAAGTACGGCTACTGGCAAGCCGTCGGCCTCGACCTCGCCATGTCGGGCAAGGAGTATACCCCAGACGAGCTGAAGGCGCTGGTGACCGGTACGGCTCCTGCGAGCCCTCCATCTCCTGCGGGCTCGACCGTGTCCACGATTGGCGTGTCCGGTCCGGGGTCAGCCTACCTTCCGTACTCCGGTGGTCCGGACGAGAACGGGTTCCCCCGTTACGTGCATACGGACGCCGATCCAGATACGGACTACCCAGTCACGTTGCTTCCCAACGGCGAGTTCGCGAGATGGCTCGGTCTCTCGAAGCTGTACCAGGTCATGCGGTGGGATAGCATCCCGCCACCCTCGTGGGAGAAGCTCTACAAGCCCAGCGGTGCGAACGCGGTCCACACGCTGGCCGAGGTCGAGGCGATGGTGAGCGGGAAGCCCTCGACAGCGACGGCGCCCGATCTTGGGAACCTCGTCCCCATCGACAAGACGGACAAGAACGGTCTCAAGTACTATCAGGACAAGAACCACCCATCGTTCAAGCTTTCCCAGATGCCTGACGGGGCTACCTTCGGACACTGGGTCCCGAAGAAGCAGGCGTACCAGAAGATGGCGTTGCAGGACGACGGCTCCTGGGAGTCAGCCACCTTCCCGATCACCTTCATCCCACTCTCAGACGTCGAGGCGATGAAGATCGCGATGGGGTATATCGCCTCTGCGACTCCGCCGTCGACACCTCTGACACTGTCCACGGCTCCCTCCGTGCAGGGGCTGTCTCCGAACCATCCGGACATCGTGAACAGCGGTGAAGTCTCGAACGACTTCATGCTGTACTACCACAAGCTCAACTCGGACGAGAAGGTTGTGTGGGCTGGCGGGGCGTTCTACTACCCTACGGCGAAGACGTACCACAAGTCGGAGTGGTCACCGAAAACGAACGAGTGGATCTTCGTTGGCGAGCTGCCGCTGCTGGTGGGCGAGCTGAAGGCGCTCGACGACAAGGGCGGCTCCGTCGGGACGTCCGCCTTCGATCCTCTCAGCTCCCTCATGGGGTTGCCTCCGACGCTGAAGGCCCTCACGGAGAATGATCCGAACGGCTACCCGATGGTCGAGGTCATCGCGGAGCCTGGGAAGAAGCTGACGCGGCTCCCGAACGGGGAGATGGCGAAGTGGGCTGTCTCTCCTCAGAAGTACAGGAAGTACGAGTACGACGCCGCAGGAGATTTCTGGTCCTCTTCCGATCCTGCGGTCTGGTGGACGCTGGACCAGGTCAAGGCCATGGATCCCTCGTCTTCTGCGCCCGTGTCTGACGACGAGCCCGGGGAAGCCCCCCTGGATGCGTTCGTGGATCCCAACTTCAAGTGGAGTTCAGTTCTAGGCGTTCCGGACATCAAGGACCTCGCCTATGTCGGGGACGGGGCGGCTCTCGGCTACGCTGGCCTGGGCAAAAAGGACATCTTCGAGGACCCCACCACCAAGCAGCGGTACATCTTCAAGCCCGCGATCCCGAAGGGCGGGAGCAAGACCGAGCTGTTCCGGGCGCGCGTGCAGGAGGCGTACGCAGCTTTCGCCGTCAAGATCCGACCGGAGCACATCCCCATCAAGACGGTGACCTACAACGGTCAGGTCGGAACTCTTCAACCGGAGCTGAAGGTCAAGACGAACACGCTGAAGGGGGTCAAGCCAAAGGATCTCACCCCACAGCAGCGGCAGGACCTCACCGTCGAGCACCTGCTCGATTGGACCATGTCCCAACACGACACCCACTCGGACAACTTGATCATCACCGAGGATGGGCGGTTGATCTCGGTCGACAAGGAACAGGGCTTCCGGTACTTCATGAAGAAGGACCACTCCGACAAGCTCTCGGTGGACTACCAGCCTAACGACACGGTTTACACCCCTTATTACAACATCTTCTGGAAGGCGTTCGAGAAGGGAGAGTTCGATCTCGATCTGAACGCGATGCGGAATGCCATGCAGAAGATCGAGGCGATCTCTTCGGAAGAGTACATGAAGTTGGTTGAGCCCTACGCCGCATCGATTCTCAAGACCAAAGAGGAGCGGGATCGGTTCGTGGAGAAGGCGCTTCTGCGGAAGTTGCACGTCCGAAAAGACTTTGAGACCTTCTTGACCGATAGATACAGGAAGCGCACAGGGAAGACCAACAAGCGCTTCAGCTTCGAGTCTGGCTGGGCGGGGGAGTGGACTCCTGGGGCAGTAGCACCCACCACGCAGACGCTTTCCGGGCCCGAGTACGCTGCGCTGAAGAGCATCAAGATCCGGAAGTTCGAGCACCCAACCATCACGACAGAGGACCCGACAATCACGACATTGAAGGTGCCTGCCAGCCACTCGATCGACGAGCTGCTCAAGTTCCTTTCGGACCTGGGACTGGAGCAGGTGGAGGTTGGGGGCATCAAGACCACCACGACCAGCAGCAACCACAAGGTGTGGGTGAAGACGGCGCAGTTTGAAGCTGCGAAGATCGAGGTCGATGTGCCTCCTCCATCAAAAGGTGGCACCCCGTTCAAGCCCCTTTACTGGCCTGATTTGCTTGACACCCCCAAGATGGAGGCGAATTCCTCAGAATGGGCGACGATCGGGAAGCCCGGGGTAAAGGTCGGCTACCTCGGAAAGAAGTTGACGTCGGATGGCGGGATGGTCGAGGGGCAGACGGTTCGAGTGAAGAAGTTCCAGGACGAGAAAGGTCCCTACCACCTGGTCCACTTCAAGCTCCGGGAGCACCAGTGGTCCGCTCTGGCACACTCGTCCAAGGCTCATGCCTCGGAGTACACCTACTACCGGGCCGACTGGGACGGCGCTACAGAGACCTTCACCGAAGAAAGTGCCACATCGATCAAGGTGAAGGCCAAGAGCTGGACTGATGGCGCCGTAGAAGCCAACGTCATCACCGATCGCAACCACTGGTCGTACATGGGCAGTGTGTACATGAAGGTCAGATCTAACGATGTGGCGGGATCTGTGAAGGCGGCTCTGGATGCGGTGAAGAAGGGGTTCTCCAAGGAGGTGTTCCGGGATCCAACCCCGAAGGAGTTGGAGGTTTACAAGCTGAGTCAGCTCCTGTGGTACTTCGCCCCGCAGATCGCGGATGCCCTTCCGGCCGAGCCAGATCGGACGGTGGAGGATCTGAAGTCGAAGTTGGCTGCGGTGCCTGGGTTCGACATGGGTTGGATTGACAAGACGGAGTACCAAGACACCTTCGAGGGGGTGTCGTCGTTCGTACTTCCAGGGCTCTGGAAGATGATGGCCCAGGGAAAGCTCAAGTTCGTGTTCAACGGAATTTCGAGTCTCAACGCCGCCGTGAACATCTGCTCCGGGAACGGGCTCATGGGCATCCACGAGAGGGCTCTGTCCGGGATCGGTCCGACGAGCTACTCATCAGGCGGGGGGTCGCCTGGTCAGGACATCTACTCTGGGAGTGGGGATCAAATTCTGACTCGTATGGTGTACTTCCCGGCAGCGTCGTCGCATGGTTTCTCCTCGCACTCATTCGATGGGGCGTATCAAGCCATTCTGCACCCCTCTGTGCTCGATCGCCTGGACACGTACATGCACACTTCGGATAACTACGGGTATTGTCGACCAGATCACCCCTCATTCCATTCGGCAGCTCCGGATGGGAGCTACACTTGGAAGAGCAGGTCTTCGGTGTTGAAGACCTCGGAGTCGATTCAGAACAGCTACCACACCGGGAATGAGATTGGGTTTCGTAAAGGGGTGTCCTCGAAGAAGATCATCAGGCTCGCAACGCAATCCGAGACCTCCAACTATAGCGGCCATCCCGGGCGAAAAGAGTTCATCGACGCCATGCGAAGCAAGGGATTCGAGGAGGTGAACGGAGTTCCTCTGGAGGACTTCGTTGTGGTCGTGAACAATCTCCAAGAGGCGTACGATAAGTACGTGAAGCCTCTGGGGATCTGAGGAGTAGAAGATGTCGTTTGTGTTTCGTTGCGCCTACCTGATGGAGTACTTGAACGACCACAATCCGCTGTCTTCTGGGTGGATCGTCACCGGGATGCGTCTGCTCTATCGGGGCCGGGAGAAGGTTCCAATTTGGCAGGGGGTCTCGTGGGGATGCGCTGGTAGGGAGTTCGAGGGGAAGATCGTCGAGGAACAGGAGGACGGAACCATCGACTTCGAGTGTGTTCAGACGGACAGCCAGGGGAAACCCTGGGTGTTTCGGTTCCACCCCCTCACGATCTCCAGGCTCCAAGAGGCGTGGCCGGACATCCTCGAAGACCTCAAACCTGTGGCCACCGACTCGGCTCTCCAAGAGCGGCTGCTGGAGGAGTACCACCAGGAGTACAGGGAAGAAGGGCCGTTGCACCTGGGCGGTTGACAATCTCTTTTCTATTTGGTACTGTTCCCTAGTGAATTATCGTCTGATCACCTCTCCAGAAGACCTTCCGATTGCGGCTGAAGCGATCGCCAAAGCATCGGTGGTGGGGCACGACATAGAGACCACGTCGCTCGATCCCCAAGACGGCGAGATTCGCCTGGCGCAGTACATCGTGCCCAGCGAGGACAACGACGGCGCCGGAACGATCTTCGTGATCGACCTCTTCCAGACAAAGGGGTTCGGTCCTGTTCTTCAGGCGATGAGAGACTCGAAGGCGATCTGGGTCATTCACAACGCGAAGTTCGAGCAGAAGTGGTACTGGTATCATCATCGATTCCGCCTGTGGCCGATCTTCTGCACGTTCCGGGCGAGCGCTCTCCTCTACAACGGAAAGGTGGCGTTGCACCACGATCTCTACTCGGTCATGGCCCGGGAGCTGTCGGTGTATCCGAAGTCCAGGGACCAGAGCGAGACGAACTGGAGCGGGCATCTGACGGAGGAACAGATCCGATACTCGGCCGAGGACGTGTTGCATCTGTTGAGGCTGAGGATCGCGCTGAGGGAAAAACTCGACCGGGACTACTTGCTGCGGGTAGCCCTGATAGAGTTCGATGTTGTGCTGGCGGAGGGGCGCGTCGAGCTGAACGGGTTTCCGATCGACAAGGGGCTGTGGCTGGCACTGGCGGAGGCGAACGTCATCGAACGGGTTCGGCTCCGGGAGGAACTGCTCAACGAGTTGCCGCACCCGAAGGGTCAACTCGGCTTGCCCGGTATGGCTCCCGGGTGGAACATCGATTCCCCACAGCAGATGAAGGAGGTCTTGCAGCGTCTTGGGGTGAAGTTCAAGGACGACGAGGGTACTGCCGAGATCGTCCTTGCCCAGAAGGCGTCCAGGTGCAAGTACATCCCGAAGATCTTGAAGTATCGACACATCGCGCAGTTCGTGAAGACGTTCGGGGAGCCGTATCTGCGTCACGTGCGCGAGAGCACTGGGCGCATCCATGCGGATTACTACCCCATGCTGGTGACAGGACGATACGCACCGAGCGGCCCGAATCTATCTCAGATCCCCAGGGATGCGGACTTCCGAAGGTGTTTCGCGACCGTTCCTGGGAGGATTTTCGTCTTGGCGGACTACTCGGGCATCGAGATGCGGATCTGCGCCGAGATTTCTGGGGACCCGGCGCTCACGGGGGTCTTCGTTCGAGGGGAGGACGCTCATCGGGCTACGGCAGCGATCATCACCGGGAAACGTCCCGAAGACGTCTCGAAGGGGGAGCGCCAAGAGGCGAAGCCAGTGAACTTCGGGTTCATCTACGGCATGATGCCGGACAAGCTCGTGCTGTACGCGCAGGCGAACTACGGTGTTGTCCTATCGCTTGGGCAGGCTCGCAAGTACAGGGAGCGCTACTTCGAGCGGTACTCCGGAGTCGCCTCTTGGCACAAGCGGGTGCTCAGGGATGGGCAGCGGACCGGTATCTCCAGGACTCTCAGTGGGCGTCTTCGCTACTTGGACCCACACGATGCCTACAACGAGTTTTACAACACCCCCGTGCAGGGGACGGGCGCGGACGCGCTGAAGGCTTCCCTGGCGATCGTCCAGCGTAAGATCGACGCAGAGTTCGGGATCTCGGCGCCGAAGCAGGCGGACGGCCCGGTGTGCTTGGATCACCACGTCCACGACGAGATCATTGCGGAGTGCAACGACCATCCGGAGATGGTCGAGCACACGAAGACCATCGTCCACGACGGGATGTACGAGGGCATGGCACAGTTCCTCAAGAACGTCCCGACGGTGGTGGATCCGTCGGCGGGGCGTTCTTGGGCTGCGGCGAAGTGACAATAGCAAACTTGACGATCCTGACGGGGTCTGGTATTGGTTGGAGCGGTGGCTCGGAAGTAACTTCCGAAGGAGGCGAAGGATGCACGGACCGGCATGGGTTGGGCTGTTCACGCCGCTGGGGCGGTTCCTGTTTCTCGTCGGGACCCTCATGAGGGCGGTGGCCGGGGAGTTCGGGGTGAAGGCGTTCGTCTGCGGGCTCCACCAGGCCGCGCAGGTCACCCGCTACGCGCGGGCTGTGGGGTTCTGACCATGCCCAACATCGTACAGGCCAAGTACGAGATCGTTCGCTACCCGACGAACTACATCGAGGACATCGAGCGCGCCGCTCGAACGTGCTACCAGAGTGCGGACCTGATCGCTCTCGGTACCGGGGAGAAGCTGGTCAGAGGGCTGGTCGAAAAGGGCCACTGGCCGGTGATCGAGTTCGGGGGGTACATCTGGGCCCAGTTCGGGTCCAACCGTGGCTTCACCCACGAAGCTGTCCGGCACCGGCTCATCTCGGCGGCGCAGGAGTCCACGAGGTACTGCAACTACCTCAAGGAGAAGTTCGGGAGCCAGATCACCGTCTGCGACCCAGCGGACGTGATCGCCATGAAGATTTCGGACCCGGAGAAGCGGGCTCGCTATCGGCTCAAGATGATCGCGAGCTGGACCCGCGCCGAGGCTGAGTACATGGACCTCGTGGCGGACGGGTGTCCGGCCGAGCTGGCGCGCGAGGTGCTCCCCATCGGGCTCAAGTCCGAGCTGAACATCAACGCCAACCTCGTCGAGTGGCGGCACATCTTCAAGTTGCGGACCTCGAAGCGCGCCCACCCGCGTATGCGCGAGGTCATGATCCCCCTGCTGGCCGAGGTCAAGCAGAAGATCCCCATCATCTTCGACGACCTCTGAGGAACCATGGACAGATACCCTCCGGTGTACGACTACAGGCCCGAGCCGTCCTACGCGGACAAGCACGAGCCCGTCATTCTGAGGCCCCTGGAGGTCTACGTGTCGGACGGGAAGATCGACAAGGCCCTCCGGAAGTTGAAGCGAAAGCTCGCCAACGAGGGGGTCTTGAAGGAGCTGAAGAAGCGGAGGCGCTACATGAAGCCTTCTGCGAAGAGGCGCCGCAAGGAGGCTGACGCGGCGAGGCGTCGAAGGAAGCGTGAGAAGGCGCACGAGAAGTTCAAAGGATGATGAGGGGCTAGGACGGGTGAGGGGGTAAAGACGACAAGTTGTCGTCTTTACCTAGCGACCAATGGTCGTAACCCCTTCTGGCCTTTAGGGTTGCGCCTCCGTATGATGGGTGTATGACCCGCCGAAGAAAGATGACTCTTCAGAGCCGAGATACTCGGTTCCCGAAGATCCGCTCCCTCCAGTGCTTCCAGGAGGTCTACGATCGCTTGTGTGCTGGGTGGGCGATGCAGGAACTTGCGAGGTTCATCCAGGAGGACCGCCGGGAGTATCTGGACGTCACTCGGCAGGGACTCGCGCAACAGCTCTCGGATTTCCGTAAGTCCGTTCCGGCCGCACACCTTGTGCAGAAGCGCTTTCCGGAAGTGTTCGATCAGGCGAAGGCTCGAATGGAGGCTGGGCTCAACGAGCTGGAGGAGCTGGAAGAGCTTTACCTCATCCAGAAGGCCCGGATCGGGATCGACACCGCTACGGAGAAGACCATCAAGAAGCTGTTGCCTTCCATGACGGGGGAGATCCGTGAGGCGCGGCAGATCTTGGAATCCATGGCGACCCTGAAGATGGACATGGGGCTCATCCAGAGAGCCGCGAAACCGGGTTCGGGTCTCAACGTGTCCGTAGAGGTCGAGGCGAAGTTGCATGAAGAGGTCTCCGCACAGTTCGGGAGTCCCGACGTCAGGGCGGTGCTGGATAGCCCTGAGTCCCGACGTCGCGTCATGGGGGTGGTCGAGCGCTTCTTGAAGCTGCCCAAGCCGGAAGACGACGGGGCCAACTGATTCATGCCCATCCACTACCAGGGCGGGCACTGGAGATCCGAGCGAACCCAGGCCGAGGACGCTGCACTTCTGGAGCGCGACATGGAGGCGCTATCCGAAGAAGAGCGGAGAGCGGTCCAGGTCATCTTCCAGGACATGGCTTCGTCGGAAGGGGACTTGTCGCTCTTGCAGACGATCGGTCTGCTGGAGTGGCAGCGAACCCCGGTCGACATGAAGACGTTCGTGATGGATCCCTACTATCTTGGGAACACCTGCGACAATCTTTACCCCGCGTGGCTGGAGGACCTCACCGACTTGTTCTCCGGGGGCTATCGCGAGGCCATCTTCACTGGGGCGATCGGCACGGGAAAGACCTTCGCCGCCTCGATCGGCATCTGTCGCATCCTTTACATCCTGAGCTGCATGAAGGACCCCCACCGGTCCTTCGGCATCGCGGCCAACTCCAACATCTCGATCGTCGCGTTGTCCGTCAACGAGGTTCTGGCGACCAAGGTCGCATACGAGAACGTGGCGACCAAGATCGAGGCGTCGCCTTACTTCCAGGAGAACTTCCCGTTCGAGAAGACCAAGAAGGAGCTGCGTTTCCCCCGGCACATCTGGGTCGCGGCTCGGGCCTCGAATGATGGATCAGTGCTCGGTCTCAACGTCATCGGAGGGCTGCTCGACGAGGTGAACTTCATGCCTCGTGCGTCGAAGGGACAGGACCCCAGATTCAACCTGATGGACCGCGCCGAGGTGCTCTACAACGCCATGCTGCGGCGCATGAAGTCCAGGTTCGAGCGCAAGGGCAAGCTCCCTGGGACGCTGTTCGTCATTTCCTCGAAGCAGACCCACGACGACTTCACGGCGAAGCGCATCCTATCGTCTCGGAGTGACTCCTCCGTCTTCGTTCGCGACTATTCTCTATGGGACGCGAAACCCGAGGCGTACGCTGCGGGCGAATGGTTTCACGTCGTTGTTGGAAACGAGCAGGCCCCGAGCCGAATCGTTCCTGAAGATACGGACATCGAAGAGGTCGCAGCGGTTCTTCCAGAGGACTGCGTCATCATCGATGTTCCGGTGGACTTCCGCAGTGACTTTGAGACGGATCTGGAGGGGGCGATTCGAGACCTCGCTGGCGTGGCCACGGTCACGGTCAGTCCCTACATCCAGCGCAGGACCAAGATTATCGATGCGATTCGGAAGGACCTCGTCCACCCCTTCAGCGTCGAGTCGTACGATCCTTCGCAGCCCGGCTACTTCCACTGGCATCGTATGGTCAGGATCAACCCGCAGGAGGGGGTTTCCAGGCCGATCGTGAGCCCCTACGCACCTCGGCACATCCACATCGATCCGTCCTCTACAGGGGACGCGACAGGGTTTGCGATGGGGCACGTCGCGGGGTGGAAAGAGATTGTTCGGCGAGATGACGACGGGAACCAGTATCCGGAGCGGGCTCCAGAGATCGTCATGGACGTGTTGTTGCAGATCGTCCCCCCGGCAGGTGGGGAGATCATTCTCGGAGACGTTCGCAAGCTCGTCTATCAGCTCTCGAAGCACGGGTACATGATCACCTGCGTCTCGATCGACTCCTGGAACTCCGTCGAAGCGATTCAGAAGTTGAGTCAGAGGGGCTTCAATGCGATGCAGCTCTCGGTCGATCGCACGCTGGGTCCGTATGACATGCTGAAGTCGGCCTTGTACGAAGACCGGTTGTTCTACTACGACTACCCCCCGCTCTTGCAGGAGTTACGGGAGCTGGAACACGATAGGCACAAGCGGAAGATCGACCATCCGCTCCGAGGCAGCAAGGACGTTGCCGATGCGGTGGCCGGGGTGGTCTGGACGCTCATCGAGAACTCCTCTCACTACCCGCTCTCGATCATGCGGGGCGTTTCTCAGGCTCCTGACGTGTGGATGATGGAGCACCAGCAGTCAGCCCTCGCGCGCTCGTACGGGAGCGAAGACGTGGCGGATACGGGGAACTCCCCGTTGCTTCCGGCCTTTCTGCTGGGGTCGGGAGAGTTTGACGGCGGTGGAAGTGACTTCTGATTCTCTGGATGTCGTGGTAAGGATCGGGGAGCCATCCGCGATCGGAGGCGTCGATGGATGAGACGTTGAGGCAGCAACTGGAGGACGTGTTCGGAACGGGGGCGCAGCCTTCTCCCGGCGGGACTGGGGCGGTTCTCGTTCGTCCCTCGAAGCTGTCCATGGATCTCGCCCAGCAGGTGATTCGAGAGATGCCCCTGGACGGGTTGTATCGAGACCTCGGTGCTGTCGCCGCCATGTTGGTAGCGGATGAGCTGGAGAGTCGGGGCCTTCGCCCAGCGGACTACGCCACCCTCCCGGAACTTCCCCAGGCCGTCGCGAGACGATTGGGCGGGTACCTACTCCGGTCGGGCGAGTTTTCGACCGCGTTCGTTCAGAACCTGATGGCGAGGGGATAGATGGGCGCTGTTCAAAACGTCGTCGATCGCCTTCGCCGAGCGTTTATTACGGACAAGGAGCGTGGTGGGGACCTTCTGGCGAGGGGGTCGACGTCTCCAACGTATCCCGACTCCGGGTACGATCTCCTCCAGGCGTACGGCTACGACGCCCTTTCTGACTACCTGCGGCTGGAGCATGACCTCCTCAGTCGATACGTGGACTACGAGGAGATGGACGACTACCCCGAGATCTCATCGGCGGTGGACATCTATGCGGACGACGCTTCTCAGCCGGACACCCAGCTCCAGCGCACCGTGTGGATCAGCTCCCCGGACAAGACTCTCCAGGGAGTGCTCGACGATCTCTTCTACATCCGACTGCGGATGGACGAAGAAATCTGGGAGCTGACCCGGAGCCTCGTGAAGTACGGAAACGACTACGAGGAGATGCTGGTCACGAAGGAGGGCGTGGTCGGGCTGAACTTCCTTCCAGCTCCGACGGTTCGGCGTGTGGAGGGTCCTCGCGGAGAGCTGTACGGCTTCGTTCAGGACTTCCGTGGGCGGTTCGGATACAGTCCCCAGGAGTTCCAGAAGCTGCTGATGCAGAGGACGGACTCGATCCGAAACATGATGCAGCCGGGGGGCGGTACCGTCTGGCAAGGTGGGGGGCTTCTCCAGCAGGTCTCAGCGCTCGAAACATGGGAAGTGGCCCACTTCAGGCTGAGGGGGAAGCACCGTCGCAGCGTGTACGGCTACTCGGTTCTGGAGTCGGCTCGGTGGATCTGGAAGCGGCTGATGCTTCTCGAAGACGCCGCCATGATCTATCGGCTCCAGCGAGCCCCTGAGCGGTATGCCTTCTACGTGGACGTCGGTGACCTGCCTCCTGGTGAGGCGCTGGCCTTCGTCAACAAGATGCGTCAGCAGCACCGGAAGAAGCGGTTCGTCAACCCTTCGACCGGCAAGCTCGACCTGAAGTTCGATCCACTCTCTCAGGACGAGGACTTCTGGGTTCCCGTTCGGAAGGGGGTCGAGGGGACCAGGATCGAGGTGCTCGGGGGGCCCTCCTGGCAGCACATGGAAGACGTGGAGTACTTCCAGAACAAGCTCTTCTCCGCGCTGAAGGTGCCCAAGGCGTACCTAGCCCAAGACGAGAACGTGGCCAGGGCGGTTCTGTCGAGTGAGGATGTTCGGTTCGCTCGTTCTGTACTCCGGGTGCAGCGCGAGGTGAAGAACGGGCTCTCGAAGATCGCCCGTACGCACTTGGCCGCGCTCAACATCGATCCGTACGCTGCGGAGTACTCCATCCACATGACCGTTCCGTCCGCCATCTTCGAGCTGGCGCAGCTCGAAGTTCGGAACGCTAGGGCGGACCTCGCCGCGCGTATGCGGGAGCACGTTTCGTTGCCGTGGGTGCTCAAGAACGTCTATCTGCTGTCTGACGATGACCTTGAGGTCATCATCCGTCAGCGGTCCGAAGACACGGTTCGGGAGGGCAAGGCTGCGGCCGAGGTCGAGAAGATGTCCGGCATGGCTCAGGCCGAGGTCGAGAAGGCGAAGATGCCTCCGCCCGGGATGGAGGGCGTGACCAGCGACGAGAAGGCTCTCAAGGGACTCAGGCTCCTTGAGCGCAAGCTTGCTTCTCTGCCAGCGTCTCAACGCAGACCCATCACAGAAGAAGAGCTGTTCCGTGGGGGGACGAGCGCCGGTCGAGGGGCGGAGCGGAAGTTGAACGCCATCATCCAGAGCAACGGACAGACGGCGAAGCACATCAAGGAGATGAGCGGTCTTCTACACGACCTGGCTGTGGCCGCGCGTCGTGGGTGATGGATTTGCCCTTCCTTGACACGGTTTTGGGGAGATTGTAGTGTCAGCTCAGATGGACCGCCCTGAGAATTTTCTTCCTCCCTCAGAACTGAATCGGCTGTCCTGCGGGAGTCACGAGCGGCACGTTTGTCGTGTTGTGGAGACGCTCCGTGGTCACCTGGAGGGCAGGTCGTTCGAGGTGGTTGGAACCTGGGCGCTTGAAGCCACAGCTCGGGTGGGTAACGAGTTCTTCAGGTTTTTTCTGGAAGAGTCCCCTTCCGGGCGTCTTCAGGTTCGGGAGTCGAGGCCGATCGACGTCGTGACGGTGGAGCAAACGGAGACCAGAGATCGCTGGTTGGTGGAGGCGCGGGAGATCGCGTCTTTGTTCCTCCACGGGGCTGATTCGTTGGCCGACGTTCGCTTGCGCGCGTTGGTGTCGAGGGTTCGTCCCTCGCTCTGCGAATCGGTCGTCGTCGGTGAAGTCGAGAAGAAGCTGAGGGTCCCGCGTACGTGGCGTTCGGTGGTCGAGTCGCAGCGATCTGAACCCACGCTGTTGTCCGCCAATCAAGCTCCGACAGAAGATCGGTTGCGATTGACGTTTCGGGCGCTGTATGATGATGCGGTCAAGGGCGATCCCGGTTTGCATGTGGATCGGGTGAACGAGGAGCTGGGCTGGGTGCTCGATCGCTCGCAGCAGATTCTGAATGAGACACGGGCGTACCTCGCTTCGGCTCGGGGCGCACTGCTACAGGAACATGGGCGCGAGCCGGTGCTCGCGTCTTTCGAGGGCTTCGCCACCGACCTGATCGAAGACCTGCGGACCTTGCATGAGGAAGGAACTCGTGCAGCCTTGGATCTTGGCGACGTGCGCCAGCGTGCGCGTCTCCACGATGTACTGGCGGAGGGTCTTCAGGAGCGAAGCGGCGCATGTTGCTTCGTCGCTGTGGTGGCTGATCAGTTGATCTCGTAGGAGGAAGCAATGTCACTTCTCAGGCATCCGGTGGTGCTCACGTCCATGGAGGAAGATTTCCGGAAGATCGGTCTGCTCACCGAGGCCGAGGCCCCGAGGGAGACCACGATCGGCCCCAACGATCTCCCCAAGGGTCAGGGCGGCGTGACAGGCACGGGCGATCCCGGCAAGAACAAGCGCAAGGAGGGTTCGCCCTCCGAGCTGGGGAAGGGCTACAAGGTCGGGGGAGACAAGCTCCACCCCCAGAGCAGCGAGAAGGACGATCCGTCCATCGATCACGGCACCACCGAGGACGTGGAGGAGACCGACGAGAACGTGAACCTGGCGGAAGCGGCTCGTTTCCACAACACGTTCATGGAGGACTGGGACGAGATGGGCGCGCAGGGCGTCCCGACCCTGATCCTGACCGATTCGGACATGGCCGTTCTGGAGAGCATGGCCGAAGAGGTCACCGACCTGCCCGGCGGCATCATCGCCGAGAACGACGACGAGGATGAGGACGACGAGGACGAGGACGAGGACGAGGACGAGGACGAGGACGAGGAGGAGGAGGAGGACGAGGAGGACGAGGTCGAGGAGCGGAAGGGGCGCAAGACCGAGGCCAAGAAGACCGAAGAGGAAGACGACGAGGAGGAGGCGGAGGAAGATGAGGTCGAGGAGCAGGTCGCCAACGCTCTCGACTCCATCGAGCGCCTCGCTGCCGGGAAGGTGATGGAGACGGTGGGCGAGGCTACGTCCGCCTTCGCCAATCTCGCGCTCATCGCCGAGAACCTCTACACCTTCTTCGTCGAGAAGGACGTCATCGCCGAGGGGACCGACCACTCCACCCTCGCCTCGATCTTCGAGGACATGGCCAAGACCTCCGCCGGAATCGTGGATGTCCTGAAGTCCGAGCCCGACACCCTCGACGGCGACAAGCTGAAGACGACCTTCAAGGAGTACGTCGAGGCCGTCCTGTCCGGTCTGGAGTCCTATGTCGCTCTCCACGAAGAGGACGACGAGGACGAGGAAGAGGAAGAGGACGAGGTCGAGGAAGAGGACGAGGAAGAGGACGAGGACGAGGTCGAGGAGCGGAAGGGCGGCAAGAGGGGAAAATAGTCGAGCGGCGGAAGCGGGCGTCTCCGGACCGTGACAAGTCCTGGCGCCTCCGTCGCACGGCTTATTCCTCTGGAAGACGCGAAGAGATCGGAGTGGAGAAAAGCCCGGTGAAGCGAAAAACTCGAACCGTCGGTGGGCGCTCCTCGGTGCTGGAGAAGCCGGAAGCGGTTGGAGGCTCGGTGATCGATCGGACTCCACTTCGATCCAACTTCCGTTGGAAGCGATCGTAGGGGCATACATGGAAGCGCTGACAGCGACATCCGCCAACCTGAAAAACCAGCTCATCGACGAGCAGGTTCATCACAGCGTACTCACGTTGGTGGAGGGCACCGGGAATCGTGCTGGACGTGTGTTCGCTCGCGGGGAGTTCGGGCACTCTACGAAGCCCACAGCCAACGGTCGGCGCTATCCTCGGAAGGTCTGGGAGAAGAACATCGACCGGCTCCAGGAGAACCTCCAGGGCCGGAAGGTTCTCGGAGAGCTGGATCACCCCTCCGATGGGCGTACATCGCTCCAGCGCGCTTCGCATGTCATCACGGAGATCCACCTCGAAGACGAGCGGGTGATGGGTGAGGCCGAGATCTTGGACACCTCGAAGGGTCGAGATCTGAAGGCCATCCTCGCGGCGGGTGTTCCTGTCGGTATCAGCTCCCGTGGGTACGGGAGCACGCATCCCGACGGCGAGGGCATCGAAGAGGTGCAGGACGATTACAAGCTCGTGACCTTCGATTTCGTGGCGGAGCCTGCGGACAGCACTGCGTACCCACAGGTCTTCTTCGAGGGGACAGAGATCCCCGAGGAGCAGCGGATGGCGGACGACGGCGTGGAAGAAGGGACGAAGGCTCCGGACGAGGCTGAGACCCCGGAACCGATCCTTGAGGATTCGCGAGTGGAGGAGCTGCGGAAGGAGTTTTCCGAGCAACTGCTCGCCAAGATCGAATCGATGCGCTCTGATGTGACCGAGCAGGTCCGTCAGGAGTTGCTTTCGGATCCCACGATGTCAAGCGCCACGGAGGCGCTGCGGAAGATCCAGGGCATCCTCCAACCCTTCTCGCTCTCGGAGGACGTTCGAGACCACCTCGTTCAGAAGGACCAGGAGATCGCCGAGCTAAGGACGAGGCTCGAAGAAGCGACGGAACAGCTCGAACGAAAGGACGAGCTGATCGAGACACTGACGTCGTCGGTTCGCGAGGCCGGGTACAAGTACCACATGGAGCGCCTGTTGTCCGGTCATCCGATCGAGATCGTCGATGTGGTGCGCGATCTCGTCGATGTCTCTACGTTCGAGAGCGCTGACTTGCTCTCGGAGCAGGTGGAGAAGGTGCTGAAGGAACTTCTCACGCAGCGTCAGCAGGAGCAGCGTGCGGAGGATCGTCGGGAAGAGAAGGCGGCTGGGCTCCGCACCAAGAATCGGGAGTTGGCGGAAGATCTCTCTCGGGTCAAGAAAGAGAATCGCGCGCTCGCGATTCGCACATACGCTTCGGAGCGATTGCAAACTCATCCGAAGGGTGCGAAGATCATGCGGGTGTTGGAGAGCGTCGGCTTCAAGTCCGAGGATCAGATCGATCAAGTGATCGAAACCTACCGGGAGCCGAAGCTGGACGCAGACGACATGGAAGCCATTCGGGACAGGATTCGGACGAAGCTGGGTGGGGGTCGAGAGCACCTCGTCGAAGACGGGGCGTTGACGGCTCGTTCTGAACGGGGTATCAATGGGCTTGGAATGAGCTTGGTCGAATATCGAAAGCTCTCCGGGCTCGAAGGGACATGAGATCGACTGGCGGGCGACGACTCGCCACGCAAGGCTCGTAGCAGGAGGAGCGCAGAAAATGGAAGCTCGACAGATGTTGCATGAAGAGGGTCGTCGCACGATCGCCGACCAGAGCTACGTCGGGGCTCTCATCCGGAAGTGGGGCGACTTCCTGGAGGGCTTGCCGGACCGGACCGAGCAGGATCGGTACATCCTCGGATGCACCGCGATGCTCATGGAGAACGAGTCCGTGTGGCTCCAGTCGCTGACGGAGGAGACCCGAAGCGTGAACGTCGGCTCGTTCACGAAGTTCATCTTCCCCGTGCTGCGGCGCGTGTTCCCGAACCTCATCGCCAACGAGATCGTCAGCGTGCAGCCGATGACGGCTCCGATCGGCGCGGTCTTCTTCCTCGACTACGTGTACGGTTCGACGAAGGGCGCCACGACCGAGGGCAACGTCTTCCCGCGCGACTTCGATCGCGACTACTCCAGCGAGTTCGTGAACGGCGAGCAGGTCGCGACCGGTGACGGTGCGGCCTACGGTGGCGTCGGCACGCCGCTCGACGCCAATCTCGCCTGGACGCCCATTCGTCCGCTCGACGCGACGCGCGGCTTCAGCGTCGTGCTGAAGGACATCGATCCGGCGACCGGCGCGGCGGTTGCGGGTCAGGTCCTGACCGACAACGGCTCGGGCGGCTTCACGGGCGGTGGCGTCGGTGCCACGATCAACTACTCCAACGGCTCGATCGTCGGCGCGCTCTTCACGGCGGCGCCCGCCAACCTGCACCCGATCAAGGCGTACTACTACTTCGACGGCGAGCTGAACACCAAGGTCCCCGAGATCAAGCTGGACGTCAAGAAGGCGCCCGTCGAGGCGATGCCGCGTCGGCTCAAGGCCCTGTGGTCGAGCGAGGCGGCGGAAGACCTCCGCGCCTTCCACGGGCTCGACGCCGAGACCGAGATCGTGTCGATCATCGCGCAGGAGATCGCGCTGGAGATCGACCGCGAGATCATCCAGGACCTGTTCCTGAACTCGACCGGCACGACCGGTGCGTTCGATCGCATCCCGCCCAGCGGCATCTCCGAGCTGGACCACCTGCGGTCGATGCTGACCCAGATCTCGACGGTCAGCAATCTCATCCACAAGAAGACCCTGCGTGCGCCCGCGAACTGGATCGTCACCTCCCCCGAGGTGTCGGCCCTGCTCGCCCAGCTCACCACGCACGGCTTCTACAAGCCGATCTGGTCGGGGGACATGAACCCCGCGTCGTCGCACGATCAGATGCGGCCTCGCACGCAGCACGGCCAGTTCACGATCTACAAGGCCGGAACGCTGATGAACAAGTGGGTCGTCTACGAGGACCCCTTCTTCACCAGCAACAAGATGATGATCGGCCTCAAGGGCGGTTCGTTCCTGGAGTCCGGGTTCGTGTGGGCGCCCTACGTTCCCCTCCAGGTCACGCCGACCTTCCTGGATCCGAGCGACTTCAGCTTCCGCAAGGGTCTCCGGACCCGCTACGCGAAGAAGCTGCTCCGCCCCGACTTCTACGGGCAGCTCACGATCCAGCACCTCTAGGCGCCTGACGGCCTTCGCCGGTCGTACTCATAGCGCCCTCTCCAGCCGTTCCCACGGGTTCCCATCCCTCTGCCGATGGTGTACGATGACCTCGGTGTGAGCGAAGCTTGACGGTTGCGACCGATGGTCGCAGGGAGTCGGAGATGGACGCTGGTGATGTTCTGAAGGAGCTTCGAGGGCTAGGGGCACTCGGCAGAGTCAGGAGACCGGAGCGGGAGGTGGAAGCATCTAAGACTCCCTCCGGGGTGTGGGAACGTGATCCAAGGATAGCTCCTACTCAGGAGGCTCTTCGCGCTGTGGCCGAGCGTCTAAGCGCTCTTCGTCAGGCTGAATCGGACTTCGACATCGCCCTGAAGCGGGTCTTCGACATCTGGGAAGGAGATCCTCCTCTGGAGGCTGCTGAAGTGTCGTCGGGTGGCGAAGAAGTTCTTTCCACTCCAGCTCCTCCAGTTCGGAAGGTGATTCGAGATGTTCCGAAGATCGAGGCCAGCCCGGAGGAGATCCGCCTCGCCAGAGAAGCGGCGCGACGGAAGATCTTGGGAGAGGACATCACAGACGAGGCGTTGAGACGAAGGGTGCTGGAGGGGGAAGAGGACGACGTCCCATTCGTCGGTCAGGTTCGAGTCACTGCGGAGAGCGCGATCATGGGAGAGACCACGGTGGGCACGTTCGGGACCGTCAAGCCGAGTTTCCCCCAGGAGGTGAAGAGCGATGCGTAGGTTCAGGAAGCGGTCGGATTTGGCGATGGTGCTCCTACCAGGTCGAGGGCGTATTCGGCCCTTCGAGCTGCTGGTCGGTGAGGAGTACGCTAGGTTCTGTCCCTCGCTGCTTGAGGAGGTGCCCGAAGAGCCTCCAATCGAGCAGGTTCCGCAGCCAGTGATGAAGCCTGCTCCGAAGCCCAAGGCTGCTCCGGAACCCAAGCCGGAACCCAAGCCGGAACCCAAGCCGGAACCCAAGCCGGAACCCAAGCCGGAACCCAAGCCGGAACCCAAGCCGGAACCCAAGCCGTCGCCTGCGGCGACATCCGTTCCAGTTCCAGACGGGACGTGGTCTCGCAAGGAGCTGGGGGATTTCGCAGGGACCCTGGGGCTCAAGACCGCCGGTATGACCAAGGCGGAGCTGCTGACCGCGATTCGGAAGGCGAAGAAGGTATGAAGTGCCCGAAGTGTCAGCACCCTGAAGTACTTGTCGAGGACTTGGGGGCGGGGAGCAAGAAGATCAAGTGTCCGAAGTGCGGCCTCAACGAGATCCGAGACAAGGAAGGTCGAAAACTTCTCACCGGGGATACCGGGGAGGGTAGAGGTTCCGGTCGCCTGATGCTATCCTGAAGGCGAGGTCGTCATGGCGGACTGTCGTCCTTCCAACAATCGGTTGATGACCCGAGAGGAGCTGGCCCCGTGGATCATGCGGAGGCTTGGGGCTCCCGTATGGAAGATCGAGGTCTGTACCGACCACGTCCTTGACGCCGTAGAACAAGCGGTTCGCTGGTTCGTCGCCAAAAAGGGGGTGGTCAAGCTCTTCTCCATGCAGATGACCTCCAGCCAGGTCGAGTACGACCTCGACTGTGAGATCGACCGCGTGATCGACGTCATCCCAACGACGCAGAAGATGGATCTGTCGATGATCTTCTCCCCCTTCACGCTGCTGGAGGAGAAGATCCCCTACGACGTATTCGCGTCGGGCGGGTCCGGTGGGCTCTACTCCAGCTACGTCCAGGCTCTTCAGTACATCGAAACCGCGAAACGCATCCTGAGTGCGGACTTCGAGTGGTACCAGATCAACCAGAAACTGTTCATCGCGCCTCCGCCAGCGAACAGTCGACAAATGATCGTCTGGGCGAAGGTCAACTTCACGCAGATCGAGTCCTTGACGGAGCGGGACCACGAGATGTTGAAGCGCTACGCTCTCGCCAAGGCGATGCAGGATCTGGCCTGGATTCGTGGGAAGTACACGGACTATCCGAGCGCCCAGGGCACGCTCTCCATGAACTGGGATCGACTTCTTGACTGGGCTGACACCGAGCTTGAGAAGTTGAACGAGGAGATCATGGACAGCGCGGGCCCCATGGGTTTCATGACAGGCTAACCTCATGGCTGATCTGTGTGGCGGAAAAGGACCTGGGAGCACGCAGTTCGCCGAGCTGCCAGGGGCCTGTTCGTCGAAGTGCCCTCCGTTCAAGATCGATGCGAGTGAGGGCGCGGTGTTCGATCACTTCGCCCAGGAGCACGTTTCGGCTACCGGTACGGAGCTGCACTACTGGCACCAGGATCTAGAGACGTCTCGACGGGATCCTCTCTACGACGAGCCGATCAACAGGGCTTGGACGGGTCCCTACAAGATTACCGGTTTCGTGGAGTACATGGAGGGCCAGCCCGGGATGCGCGAGGAGGGGGCCTTTGTTCGGTGGGAGGGGCGCATCTGGATCGCCCGCAAAGAGCTGGAGGACAACAATGCGCCACCTCCGATGGAGGGCGATGTCATCCAGTACTGGGACGACAGGTTCTTCACCGGGTTCGCGGTCAACGACGAAGAGGGTGTGCCACGGGCTGGGTACTACTTCGATGTGGTCAAGGCCAGTGACGATGGGCACGTGGGGGATACGAGTCACTTCGTCGGCTTCTCGCTTCAAGTCCTGCGGCGTACCGAATTCACCCCAGAGCGCCGCTTGGAGGGCTGATGGACGTTGTCAGGGTTGGAC